AATTATATATTAAAAATTATATATTAAAAATTATATATTAAAAATTATATATTAAAAATTATATATTAAAAATTATATATTAAAAATTATATATTAAAAATTATATTAAATAAAAAAACAACTTAATTAGAGTATGCGAGACCACCCATACCACTCATAATTCTAAGAACGTTATAGTTAACGGCATAGATGTAGAGTGCGCCGGCTGGAGATTTAAGTTGAGCGTTATCGATTCTGGAAAAATTACAAGTTCCAGATGGTTGGTGTTCTTCTGGTTTAAGAGCAAAAGAATAAACTCCAATAGTATCTGCACTTTCGGCTGCTTGTGCTTGTGTAGTTAATGTTAAACCACCGCATCCGGTATGGTGTTGCCAGACTTGAGTTCGTGTAAAATATTTAAGGTCTCGTTCTGTAAATCTATCATGTCCATTAAGAACAATTTTATAGTTACCAGATACAGGAGCAACTGGTGTAGATGGACCTGCTATAGTGGATGCAGATGCTGTAGCAGTAACACCACCAGTAAAGATAATTTCTTTACATGGATGATTAAAGATAAGATCATGTGAAGTTGCACTACCAGAATTAGTAAATTGAAGTTGTTCAATAAGATATTCATGTGACACTTGAGCGAATCTTCGTCTTTCATCAGTATCAAGATAGATGTAATCAGCCCAAAGAGAAGCAGTAATAGTTGCTGCGGCTGATGCTACATCAGCAGAAGCACCAAAAGTAATAACAACTTTAACTTCATGGTATTGAAGAGCAATAAGTGGAAGAGCAAGACCAGGATTTCTACAGAACCAAAATTGGAGTGGCACCCAAAATTTTTCAACATTTGCAATTGCAGATTGAGCTTGACCAGAAACACCACCCATATGAGACATATTTTGGTATCGCGTTCCTAAATCTCGAGTACCTGCTGTATCATTATTTACGGTTCCGGAATGATTAGTGTTATTTTCTTCAGTAAGTTCAGCCCATACTTCCATCCAATGTCCGTAATGTTTATCAATTCTTTGACCTCCAATTTCAAGTTCAATATTATTAATAAGAGCAGAACCAACATTAGCATAAACATCATCATTAGCAGCATCTAAAGCTAAAGATGCTTCAAGGTACATTCTATGAACTAAATCACCATTTCTTGAAATAGTAGCACTCACCTTGCTACCAAATCCAACACTTCCATTGAAAGTTTGTTCGATAGCTTCCATCGAGAAATTAGTGTGTCTACGGTAGACAACTTTGAAAAAGGTAATTTGTGGATTACCAGTAAGATAGATATCTTGTGCGCCATAAGCGACAAGTTGCATTAAACCTCCTCCCATTTTGAATAGTAATTAACAATTAAAAAAAACTTAAAATATTTTATAATATAGTAAAAGAAAATAATTTTGAAATAAAACTTAATTAATTAATTAATTAAATTAAAATAAACAAAAAATAAATACACTACATTTTTTAATAAAATACACTACATTTTTTAATTTATTTATTTTTAATTAATTAATTAATTTAATTTAATTAATTAATTAATTTAATTAAAAAAATATTTGTTTTATATTTAAAGAAATATTAAATTAATTAATTTAATTAATATATTTTAATATATTTAAGTCTTATAATATTTTATTTCGTATTTTTGATTATAATGGCTTTTAAAAATAAAACTAAAAATCGTAATCCTTTTAATGAAAGTAAAACAATAGATGCTTTACATAATAATATATTAAAGAAATTTGATAAAAATAATAAAAATATTAAAAATTATTATAATAATTTAGATTTATTAAATAAACAAATAATTTATTTAAGAGAAAAAATAAATGCAAATAAATTAATATATCAAAATTTTGATATGCAAGAAAAATTATGGAGATTAGAAGATGAAAGAACGTTAATAAAAAATGAAATTTATAATATTGAAAATAGGACAGATGAAACAGAATATTTATTAGAGACTGGAGTATTATTAAATCATTATTATAAAATTAAAGATAATGAATATGAAACTAATAAATATGATGAAATTAAAACTAAAGAAATTAAAACTACTAAACATAAAAATGATGTAATTGGATGGTTTGAAAATATAAATGGTAATGAATATAATATTAAAACTGGAAAACAAAAATTAAAATTAAAAAAAAATAAGAATATTATTGATACAAAAGATTCTATTAATATAGAAAAAAGTGATAATAATAATAGTGATGGTAATAATATTGATGGTGATGATGATATTGATGATAATAGTTTAAAGTCAAAAAATATATATGAATTAATGACTAAAAAAGAATTACATAAAACTTATATAAAAATTATAAACTATGAATGTGTTGATAATGAAACTATTATGATTAATTCTGATGTATGTGAATTTTGCAAAACGGATATGTTATTAAATCAAAATAGCGGTGTGTTAATTTGTTCTAATTGTGGTATTCAAGAACAAGTAATATTAGATTCTGATAAACCTTCTTATAAAGACCCTCCAAAAGAAATGACGTCTTTTTGTTATAAAAGAATTAATCATCTTAATGAATTTCTCGCTCAATTTCAAGCAAAAGAAACAACAGAAATACCCGATGATCTTTATAATGAGATTCTTGTTGAAATCAAAAAAGAATGTATTAAAAATATGGCAGATATCAATCCTGATAAAATGAGAATTATATTAAGAAAAATTAAAAGAAATGATTATTATGAACATATACCTTATATTATAAATCAACTTAATGGACTACCTCCTCCTATAATTAGTGCAGATGTTGAAGAAATTATAAGAAATATGTTTAAAGAAATACAAATACCATTTGAAGAATTACGATATACGGTTGTTCCAAAAAGGAAAAATTTCTTATCCTATAATTATGTTATGTATAAATTTTTTGAATTATTAGAACTTGACGAATATTTAAAATGCTTTCAACTCCTAAAATCAAGAAATAAATTACATCAACAAGATATCATTTGGAAACATATATGTAAATCATTAAATTGGCAATATATTCCCAGTATATAGTATGTTATGTTATTTTTTATGTTATTTTTTATGTTATTTTTTATCTTTTTTTTATTTTATTTAAAAAAAAATTGAATTTATAATTAATAAGTTATATTGTAATTATTATAATTTATTATGAAAAATATTTATTATACTTTTCATTATAAAGGGGTGGAGTTTGGTTGTTCTAGTTCTGATAAATTAATAATAGTAAAATTGCAAAATATCACTGATTCATTTCAATTCAAAGAACAAAATACAGAGTGTGTGCGTCAAAATAACCCTACCGACTATAAAAAAATTAATAATGAATTTGTAGGGTATAATATTAACTCTAAAGAAAATAAAGAGTTTTTAGATTCAAAAACATTTAAAATTATAGATAATGCTAAATTAGCAGATTTTTATAAGAAGAAGGTTCGTAAAGTTAAAGATAATTTAAATCATTATGTCATATCTTATTTGATTTTTGATAAATATAATACGAGATTTAAATATTATATTCATAAACTTACTAAAGACGCTATATTCTTTGGACATCAAAAAATCAATACATTATTATTAAAATTAGCAGATTCTTGTAACAAAACTATAAATACCAAAAATATATTTACTATGGAAGAATGTGAATTATTATATAACTTTTTAGATTTTCTTTATTTTCATTGTAGCGATGAACAAATATTTGACACGACAGACTATAGGAACAATACAAAATTATATACACAAAAACAATATTGCGAGAAAATAAATACATTATTTAATGCTTACTTAGAAAAATTAAAAGCACCATATAGTGAAAATACACTGCTTCATTTTAATCACATTTATAATAATGATAATGCTTTATATATTAAGCAACAAACATTATATTTTACATTATTAACTAAGGAAAATAAAGATAAACAATCTAAATACAATAGTTTGCACGGACATACTTATAATTATAATTATAATATGATATCTAAACAACATATGCATTTTATTAGTAATTTTAATTTTGAAAATGAAAAAAATATATCTAATATTCATCATTATTTAAGTAAGATATATGCTTCCAAGCAGAATATTCCTCATTTAACATCAGTAGGACCATATCGAAAAGAAAACTATTTTATTAAAGAAACAATCAAACCTATTAAAGAAGTAAATGCTATAAATGACAAGGCTATTACATTTATATTAGACAATAAATCATTTAATCCGAAAACCAACTTTATTATAAGCAATATATATAATAATAATTATAATGATGTATTCAAATATAACTATACATATGATATTTGTGAAAATGACTCAAAAACCGACATTATTTATTTAATAGATTTAAAAATTTATATGAAAACATCCATTTTTAATACATTATTTCTACACGATAATAAAGTCCATACATCATTTGATGCTTTATATGATAAATATTACAAATATATTTATTTAGACGATTATTATAATAAACAATATTATTTAGATGATAAAGGTGTTCGTGTTAATGATATAATAAAAATTGACGATGAACAAATAGTGTTATCAAATACACATATTCATTCCAAAATTAAAGAATCATATGATATTATAAATATATCTATCGGATGGATTACCTTCTTTAATAGTAAATTATATACTATTGATTACCTTAAAAATAGTGTATTTTATGAGTTGTTTTTTAAATTATTTGAAGAACAACAGAACATGCTGAAAAAAATGAAAAGGAAAAATTCACACTATGAGTATGACTATGATAATTATAATAGAAGTGTCATAATGAATAAAACAGATTTAGAATATTTTAAATCTTTTATTTCAAATAAACTAGACGATGATATGTATTTAAAATTTAAATTAGATACAACAACTAAAAAATTTAATATAGAGCCCTTTGAATATCAACAAAAAAATGCATATTGGATGGGTAATATTGAGAATAAAATTCATAATGATAGTAGTAGTCATTTTGATTATATATGTAATCCTAATTATAAGTTTATAAATTTAAAAAATAGACTTTGTATAGGAGGTAATGATGAACCCTTGTATGTTTTTAAATCAAATATTGATTTAGTAAAGCAATCTAATTATTATGATATGAAACAGAATAACTTATATGATACAGGCTATATTTTTAAATATGATGATGAATTTAAACAAAAATATGTGAAAACAATTAAACTATCTGGTGGAATTTTAAGTGATGATGTAGGATTAGGCAAAACCTTATCTACAATAAAACATATTATTAATAGTATACAGAAAGATACAGATACTGAAACAACACCATATACAACATCATATGATGTTAATAATTTAATTATTACACCAAATCGTCTAGTGTCACAGTGGTATAATGAAATTAAAAAATATGTTACACCTGCGTTATTTAAAACTCTAAACATAAAAAAGATTACTACAATTACTGATATTAAAAAAAGTTTATATGATACAACTTATAAAAAGCATCATATTTATATCATATCGTCAAATTTAATTAATAATGCGAATTATTTAAATTATATTATAAATGATGAATATGATGTTAAAAAATATTTAGACTATGTTAAAAATCCTACCAATCCTAAAAAGAACTACTATAACTTAATAACTGAATCAGTTAAAACATATGAGCACCTCAAAGCATTATTAAATGATGATATATTAACAGAACTAGAAGCATATAAAATTGATAATAAGAAAAAGTTCAATATTTTTAAATTAAAATGGAATCGTATTATTTTAGATGAGGCACATGAAGTATTAAACACTCATATTTTAATAAATACTCATTTTGTTGATGTGGAAAGGATAGATTTACGTGGTTATAAAAAACCCAATTATATGGAACTTAAACACGGTGAATTAACGAATGGAATTAAAAAACCAGATAGATTAAAATATAGTTTATTATGCCGCCTTGTAAGTAATTATAAATGGTGTTTAACTGCTACTCCTTTTAAAAATAATATTTATAATTTATATTCTTATATAAACTTTTTAAATAACGACTATAATGCAAATATTAATAAAAATAGGCTCTTATATGATACTTATACAGAATATGAGCGAATACTTTATTTTGATATAGAAAATCTAAACAACACTAG